GTTTCAAATACTATTTCTTTATTGTTAGGTAATTCATCTGGGGCTATTTTTGTCCAAAGGGTAATATGCTTTCTCTGAATAATTTTTGGGTTATCTTCAAAAAAGATATGCAACACATTATAATTGTTATTGAACGCAGTATTTGCAACCAAGGTCAATAGGGTTGATTTGCCAATACCTGGGCCTGCAAATATAATACCAACCTCCCCCTTGGCTAAACCCCCCTTTAAGAGAGTGTCTATACCCTTCACACCCATTGGTATGGGGTGCCTATAATCCTCATCTAATACACCAATCAAATCATTGAAAACTTCAAAACCATTTGATTCTTTAACCCCAACTTGCAAGGCGTATCTTAACAACTCCTCAAGTTGGTCATAAGATTCAAAATCACCCTCATTAATAACTTTCTGTGCCTTTTCCAAAACAATCTTAACTTCCTCTTGTTTGCAGAATTTAAGTGCCTTTTCTTGGACAAGTTCAACACCATCAAGTGGTGCTGAACTTACTTTGGATATGGTATCAATAACAATTTTTAAAGCCAATTCTTGTGATATTTCAGATTTGGCAATCATATTTAATGTTTCAAAGTTTGGGGCAGCATCATATTTTTTATGATACTCCTTAATCATTTGTATGATTAACTTAAAATACTTATTCTCAAAATAAGATATTTTAATAAAATCCAATATGGCTCTTGCAAATTCCTTATCTAATATAATCTGGTTGATTAACTGCAATTGGAACGTCTGACCCAAGTAATCAAAATTCTTTGACATAAAAAAAAGATTAATGGTTAGATAATAAATTTTTCTCTAAATACTCATGTGTTAAATTTTCATTTATTAAAATATTTGTCAAATCCTTTAATGAATCTTTAATGAAGTGGCGAATATCAACAGTATATCTAACTTTTGGTGGATATTGTTTTCCATCAACAATTCTATGAGATACAATCTGGTCGCCAATTTTAACATAAATATTAAACAATTCAGGCTCATCTGTGGAAGATGTTTCCATAATTGAGGGGTCGTATAAAATACTATCCTTGTTTTCCATAAGATACCCAATTGACTTCATTTTCAAATAATGTGTCAAATCTTCTGAAAAATACTTTACAAATTCATAAAGTTCTAAAGAATCCTTTGCATCTGGATTAATGTTTTTAATGTTTAAAAATCTCTGAACAATAATGTTGTTGTTCAATGTTAGCAAGAATTCAACCTTTGTTACATCACTCTGTCTCATAATACTTTTTTTTGTTGTTAAAATTTTTTTTCTTTTCTACTTAATTTCATAAATGGTTTAACAAAATCAACCCAAGCATCGTCTTTCTTTGGTAAGAATTTGAAAAAACCATCATCTCTCATTAACTTTAATAAGTTCTTATAACTTCTGTCTGTTGGGTCTAACCTTTCATTGTAAATCTCATAAACCATATTTTTGCCTTCATCTGTGATTAACGGATTTCTTAAATCAATTATCTTTCCTGTTTTCTCAAAAAACTCATCCCCAACCAAACCAGATTTACTAATACCAGATATTAAATTACTCAAAGTCTTGCTTTTGTTCTGCTCAAACAACAATTTTGCCTCATTCAATACCTCATCCAAAGTGTAATCCCTCTTATCAAAATTAGGAAAAAATGTTTTCAATTTCTTCTCACCAAAATTTGTGATACCATAAATGTTGTCAGATGTATCACCAATCAATACTTTATAAACATAAACATTATTATGCGGAATATCAATGTTTTTGAAATGAATTAAATCCCCTTTCTTGGAATATGTTTTTGAAACCGGAGAATATAATGTAACATTATCTGTTATCAATTGTGTTAAATCCTTATCCCCAGAAAAAATAATCATATTCTCATCCTTTGCAATGTGGGTATAATGGGCAATCAAATCATCAGCCTCATTTTGCTCCACAACACATTGTCTTACAAAAACTTCTTCAAGATAATCTTTAACCCTCTCCCTTTGGTAAAGGTAGGATTCATACTTATAATCATCCAAAGAAATTCTACGATTTTCCTTGTATCTTGGGTATATGTTTTTTCTTATTAGTGAGTTGTCATTCCCATCCCAAAATACAACAACTTTATTATGATTATGTTTATCAAGAAATAATCTAATTGTATTTAGAAAATGGAAAACCCCACCAATATGTTTGCCTTCAGAATAAAATTCACGAACGCCATGAAAACCAATTGTAAATAAATTGTTTCCATCTATTAGTAGGGTTTTCTTCATATTATTCAAAAATTATTGCATCCTCTTCTTCCTTTTCAGAAAAAGTGATATCCCCTTCCCCAGATAAAATACCATTCCAGTATTGAGAATATTCCTTTTTATATTTCTCAATGGATTCTTTTGTATCCGGTAAATAACCTTGGGGAACTGCCAATATCTTCCCATCTTTATATGCAATACCAGTCACATGGTTCTTTAAAATTGACACCTTTGTTCTAATTGCATAAGAAACAGTTCTACCATTCTTTGTTGCAGTAATATGGTTAATACCAGAATTCTTCTGATTTCCAAATAAGAATATTAATGATGATGCCAACCATAATGCCTCACCACCTTTTGCCTTGATTGTTGGCTGACCAAATGGTGAATCTGGTAACTCTACCCAAGGTTGGTTAATAACAACCATTGTGTTATGATAGGGGTAATCTTCTTTCTTTGATTTTGAAATCCTTGAATGCAAACCCATTCCAATCTTATCAGCAAGAACAGCCGCATTATGCATTTTACCCCCCTTACCATCATAAGTCATCTTGCAAGGTATTGATCCAATACTATCAATCAAGAACAGAACAGAATATGGTAATTCACCTTTTTCTTGGGCATCCAATATCTCATTGATGAACTCTGTCATTTGCTCAATATAATCAAATGAATCATTAAATATGAAATCACCATCCCACTCATTATCATCATTAAGTTCAGCATTCAAGCCCAATTCAACAGCATGTGCCCAATTCCACTTCTTTTCTGTAATAATGAATATAGGTAAATGACCCTTCTTTTGAGCATCTGCTGCGGCTAATATCATTGCAGTTGTCTTACTTGTATTAGAGTGTCCCAAGAACATACTAATACCCCCCATTACTGGCCCAGGAACACCACAAGCATTATAAAAAGCATCACCACATGAATAATAATCCTCTGGTTTATACTTTGTTTTTGTTGAAAACTTCTCCTTGATAGCATCAACACTAGTTGCTGCACCCTTTTTCTTTATTCCTGCCATATGTTTTTTGATTTAAAAATAGAGATTTTTTGCACAAAGCATTCTTTTATGGTACTTTTTGCAAAAAATCTCTTTTAGGTTAATTAAAATGGTAAATCATCATCATTGTAGTCATCCTCAACAACCACATTTGTTTCTTTAACTATTGCGTTTTTTGCAACAGTTGCCCCTCCAAAGGAGGCTTCAGAATTTGATGTATTTAAATACACATATTTGCCCTGGGATTCATCCCATCTTGGGGATTCACCTCTTGAAATTGCTTCAAGATATTCTAATGGTTTTCTACTATAAACATCTCTCCATGTTGATTCATCTGTTGCCCATTTTTTTGCAAGATTTTCATCTTGTGATAATGGTGTTGGATCATCATACATAATTGTTGAAACACTTGTATATTCCTTACCTTTAGGACTTTTTGACTTAACTAACTCAATAATCAAGTCTCTTCCAGCATCCATATCAGATATATCCCCCTTGTTTCTGAAGATTGGAATAATCTTGTCAAGAATACCATCTTTCTTGTAATTGTGTTTGAACCTCCAATATTTTGGTCCATCTTGTTGATTATCACGGTCAATCACCTTAACAACATAGAATAACTTGGCTTTATAATCTTTTGCCATCTCATCATCATCTTTTCTCTTTGTTGCTTTAAGTGCATTATACACGTCAGTCAAAGGGGATGCTTCATTGTCATTTCCTGCTGGGTCATAAATCTTTTGGTAGTAACCACCAACTTGTAATTCGTGAAACCATGCCTCCTTAAATACAGATGAACCATCTGCTGTAGGTAAAATTCTAATCCTTTTTTGCCCTGTACTTTCTTTGTCATTTAACAATAATGTAAAATAACGCTTCATTCTGTCCTCTTGTGATAATTTTTGGGAGTCCCCTTTTTGGTTTTTTTCATACTGCGCCATTATGGCATCTAAATTCGACATATTATATAGTTTTTGTTTACAATTTTTTAACTCTACAACAATAGGTAAGTTTTACTGAAAAAAAAAGGGGTGTTACCCCCTTTTTCTAAAAAAAATATTTATTACTTAAATTCTATCATTGTAATTTTGTTCATCAGTATACTCTTCATCATCATTTGATGATGTATAAAAAGTATCCTTAATTTCATTAGGGTTGATGTTTGCCACATCATCAGTAGTTAAAACATAATCATTCTTTCCACTCTTTTGCATATCAACTTGTTTGTCATCAAAAAATTGTGATAACTTCTGATTAAAAGGATAAGAATCATATGTCCTTAATTCAAGTTTTTCTTCTGGAGTTTTTTCCCTGTATTTTTCAACCTTAGAATCTATTGCATTCAACTTA